AGTGGAAACGTTTCCATAGGTATAAACCCTAGTGTTGCGTTCTTTCACAATCTTTACTATACTGACCTTGCTGATTTGGCAATTAGCGTACAATCCTAGATATAAATAGACCGTTATGGTCTGTTGTTTCGCACAACGTAAGTTTAGTCTAGGGAATTTACGCTGTGTTATGCCAATAGAAACGACAGACTCTAGCGGTCTTTTTGTTTTCTCAGCTTGGATTGCGAGTAGGTAGGGCGAACCGCAGAACGGCGTAATCCGAGAGCCAAGAACGTCAACAGGGCAAACGTGGGTGGTAGTGGATAGAGCGTGTTGAGGGGGGTTAATTCCCAAAGTCTGTCCAATGCGTATAGATCCGAATTGAACTCAGGGACATACGCCCCACGAACCTAGTTACGACTGGGGTAGGGGGGTGCTGACTTCAGAAACCGATTGAATCTAGGAACATACTTGATATAACTTATAACTATGAATGAAGATAAGAAGAATACAGAGATGAGTCAGAAGGAGGTCGCTGAGGCTTTCGGGGTGACTAGGAACTACATTCAGCAGGTTGAGAAACGGGCGATGGAAAAGTTACGGGCAGAGTTGAAAAAGCGTGGACTGAAAAAGGAAGACTATCTTGGAGGAGACTAAATGAAAATACCAATTCCATTTGTCGGATGGATGGAAGAAGATGAATCGGTTGAAGAGTTACTAGATTTTTTAAAATCAGAACTCAGTGGTAAAGCAACTACATACACTTTCGGACAGGCACGGATGAAAGAAATTGTGGATGCGATGGATAAGTTAAAACAAGAAAGAGATTTTTACAGAGATGGATTTGAAAGCGGAAATACGAAAACAACTAAAGACAGTTCCCAAGTCTGTAATTAGCGGTGGCCTGATGACATCGGTTCACTGGAAAGAAAAGGCAGTAAAAGCGCAGAAGATATTGAGTCAGCCCAATGCAAAACGGTCTGATCTTGAAAGTATTCTGGATGAACTAAGACGATTTCAATAGGAGAATGAAATGAAACTAAAGCTCGAACAAATCATCATCGACAAGGGAACGCAGACCCGTGATGAGATAGATCAAAAGACTGTAACGGAATACGCAGAAGCCTTGATGAACAAGGATGTCTTCCCGCCAGTAAAGGTATTCCATGACGGGATCAACTATTATTTGGCAGATGGATTCCACAGATACCTTGCCAATAAACAAATCAAATCCACCCATATTGAGGCGGATGTTACCAACGGCACACTACGCAACGCACTAGAGTTTGCGATTGGAACGAATGACAAACACGGACTAAAGCGTTCTATCAAAGACAAGCGTAAGGCAGTTCTGATTGCACTTGATGATGTGGAGTGGGGTTCATTGACCAATCGTGAGATCGCTAAACTATGCCGTGTATCTCATACCTTCGTGAACTCAATCAAAGAAGAACTAGAGAAACCAAAACAAGCCAAGCCAAAAGAACCGCTACAACCACGCAACAAAGATCAAAACAAACCAACCAATATCGATACCGAGTTTACTCAGGACGATAGGATTACAGAGTTGTTGGTTACCCAAAAAGAACTAGAAGGATTAGAAAAGTTAATTGTTAATTTTTCAGTAAGAATATCTGAGCTTGAAACTGCTTTAGACATTCAAAGAAATAAAACAGAGTCAGCATTTGCGGCTGGGGTTCGCCATGCTTATAAAAAGAAAGCGAGTGAGAAATGAATGTTCCGTACAACACAGGCAAGATTAAGATCGGCAGCAAGTATGCGCCACCACCAGTCAATTACATGGATGAGGATTCCGAACTAATCCAAAGCGCTATGTTGGGATTGTGGGCTAAAGAGCGCAGATTCCAAGTGAAGTTATGGGTTTACTTCATTCTTTTAATTGCTGGTATTTCACTTCTAATGGCTTCCAAATGAAAGACTTTAATGAACCAGACGATGACTTCCTGGCAATTGTTTCCAAGGGCTTAATCATCTTTATGATGGTGCTGATTGCATTCTTGCTTGAATGGGTAATCAAAAAGATATGATTTATTTCTTATCAAGTTTGGATACTTATGAGATCGCATGGGCAGCAGCAGACCGATGCAAGTATAAGAAAGATCAGGGCTTAGTCAACTACAAGCGGGTTGATAAGAAGCGAGATAACTTCGGCACTTGTCGGGAAGGATTAACGGGCGAGTGGGCAGTTAGCAAGTACCTAGATATTCCCGTAAATCTTGAAAATTATTTGGGGGGTGACTCAGGTTGGGATTTTGAATACAAGGGCTTGAAGGTCGATGTCAAGACCACTAGGGCTAAGTACCTACTGTTTCAATCCCACGCTCATTTCAAAGCCGATGTAGCGATCCTAGTGCGCTATCACCAAGACTTCCTAGTGGAGATCCTAGGCGCTATCACACGGGAAGAATTTTTTAAGGTGGCAGAGATTAAGAACCTAGGCTATCACGACAACTATGTTGCAACGCAAGATCAACTAACACCAATCGAGGAATTTAAAAATGCAAGAGAACACCAAGAAGCCTAAGATTTTTATTGCAACACCAATGTATGGCGGGATGTGCGCTGGCTTTTACACGCAGTCCATCATCCAACTGTTGACCACTTGCCAGGCTAATGGTGTGGATGCAGAGTTTAGCTTTATGTTTAATGAGAGCCTAATTACTAGGGCTAGAAACTCATTGACCAGCACCTTCCTCAAGACCGATTGCACCCACTTGATGTTCATTGATTCGGATATTAAGTTTAGGGCAGAGGATGTAATCCACATGATCCGAGCAAACAAGGATGTGCTGTGCGGGATCTACCCAAAGAAGGAGATCAACTGGTATTCAGTCAAAGCTGCCATGGATCGTGGTGTGCCATTCGATCAGCTCAAAAGCCATACGGGTAGTTTTGTCGTAAACCTAGTGAACTATGTGGGCGAGGTCACCGTACCGATTGGAGAGCCAGTCGAGATATTCAATGGCGGTACAGGATTCATGCTGATTAAGCGTGAGGTGTTTGAGAAGCTAGGCGAGGTAGTACCAAGCTACTCCAATGATGTGGTGGATCTAGGCGGTAAGATGGCGCAGTCTGAGCCAATCAAGGAATTCTTTACCACTTCCATTGAGCCAGGCACAAATCGCTTACTGTCCGAGGACTATCACTTTTGCCGTATCTGGAGAGAATCAGGCGGTCAAGTCTTTGCAGCGCCATGGTGTCAACTAGCACACATTGGCACATACACTTTTGAAGGTCAACTTACACCAGCGAGCTAACATGAAAAAACATACCGTGAATGGAAAAGAACTTGAGTTTAATGATGAGAACTTGGTAGCGGTTTACCAAAACCAATACCGTTTGTATGACCGTTTCTTGCCACACCTGGCTAGTTATCTAAATGGTACGGTCGTGGATGTGGGTGCGAACTGTGGTGCATTAGCCGTAGCCATGGGCGTGAACAATCCAGCCCTAGAGTTTGTCTGCATTGAGCCAGAGGATAAGCACCTACAGCACTTGCATAAGAATGTGTTGCAAATTAGCAACAAGGTTCAAGTGGATAAGGCTAAGATCGGTACGCAGTTCAAGCTGCTCGATAAAGTGCTTGAGCAGTTTGAGGTCAAGGACATTGGCTTACTCAAGGTGGATGTGGATGGCTATGACTGGGATGTGTTGGATAGCTATTCGTTTGCGCAGAAGCCACCCATTTACATTGAGGAGGACTTTAAAGAGCCATGGCAATACGACAAATACTATGAGATGAACGAAAAGCTATCGGATCTTGGATACAACAATATCTGGATGTTTGATAACTTTGGTTGTTTGATCGGGTTTACTAAGGATTGGGAAATGGTTAATACATTGAACTCGTATGTAAACAGAACCAAGGCTGGTCATTCAGCCATTACATTCTGGTACATGGATCTGTTGGTTTGCCAAGATCCCGATGTATTTAAACTTGGCGAGGGAGTTAAGGCTTATCTTAACGCTTAACCTTACGCTTTGCTGTCTTAGCTGAACGGATAAAGGCTTCCTTAGTCGGGTAGCCTTTCTGTCCAGGCTTCTTAGGCGGCAAGCCCTTCTCTCTGCGTTTATTGATGTTGTAATACAAACCCTTCTTTATCGGCATTTCCATCTCCTTAACGATGCTTTTGCTCTAGTTGCTGGTCCTTTAGCCTTACGCACAACGCCAGCCATACGAGCGCAGAATGATGCTTTACGACCTTTCTCGGACTTAGTACGAGGATTCGGTGCGGGTGCTTTGAGATTGCTGCCTGTTTCTCTGTTGTACTTTGCTCGACCTTTAGCAGTCAAGCCAGCACCAGCTTTAACAGACAGCTTCTCACCACGCCCTACAGACAGGCTTGGATTCTTCTTAGCCATTAACGCTTCATCTTACGGCTAGCACCCATGCGCTTCATCTCGTTACGGCTACGAGCTGCGCCCATGTCACGCTTCATCGCTGCATCAGAATACTCACGACCAGCAGCAGCTTCACGCTCACCACCTTCTCTCTCCATTTGCTTGGCAGACTTGCCACGATCCTCTACGGGTTCAAGTACCTTGTTTTCCATTATCGAGTTCCTTTCCTAGATTGACGGGGTTTTGGTTTTCCAGCGGTTCTTAATGCAATGGCAATAGCTTGCTTTTGAGGGCGACCTTCCTTGACCATCTTACTAATATTAGCGGATACAGTCTTATCACTACTTCCTTTTTTAAGCGGCATACGGGCGTGTTCCTTGTTTGTCAATAATGAGGGCTTGCTGTCTAGGCTTGTCCTCTGGGTTGTTAGGGATCGAGATATGTGTCCAACGGTCAAACTCTCGAATGATTTGATCGTATCCTAAGCCAGCAGCCATTACAGTCTTAACCACCTCATCAGGTGTCATTCCAGGTACACGAATGTCGGCTGCACAGCCAACACGGTGTTGACTAGTGTCCTTGCTACCAACGGCATCATTGACTTGTTTTGAGCGAAATGCGCTATTAATCATTACTGGCTTGTCACCCAACACATTCCTGACTTGCTCTAGGAATTTGGCAAGGCGAACCAGGTTGGCTAACTCATCCGTATTTGGCGTGTTGTCAAACTGCCGATGATCGGTATGGGTTAACTCCTCAAGCGTAAAGTTCCTACTAAGCGGGGTTATCATTTCTCTTAGCCTTCATGTCCATGATCTTTTCCAGGGTGCGACCACCAAAGTAAAAGCTCATTATGAGCATTCCCCATTGACCTAGCAACTCCACATACTTTTCGTTTGCATTGCTGCCAAAAGCGCTCATCATGGCAAATACAAAATAAGCGCCTAAGATAAAGATTAAGGTCATTGGGCGAATGTTTTTGGATAGCCAGCTATCACTAGCCATATCTGCCACATGGCGCTTAGACAGTTCTTGAGCTTCAATGTTGTCTGCGTTGAGTTCAGCCAATCTGCCTTCTTGCTGCATCTTGAGCAGTTCTTGTTGGGCTTTAGCCTTGGCTTCTGGATCAGGAATGAACTTGTCTAAGACTTTCATCCCTACATCAAACAATGCTGCTAATGGAAACATACTACCTCCCTATGGCGGTTTCGTTATCGCCCTTACGGACTAATACTTTATCCCCATCTACAGCAACGCTGACTGGATCACGGTCTGCCATTTTATCCAATCTAGCAATTAACTCTTTCATAATTTCAAACTCTGGTCTTTCCTGTTTTGGATTAGCACCAGCTACTCCATTCATCATAGAGATTAAGGCGGTTAGTGATGCGCCTAACAATCCCATGACAGCAGCCATTTTGCTTTCTTCCAACACAATAGAAGCGCCAACACCCATGGCTACGATGATCGTAATGTAAATTAAACCGTGCTTGCCAATTGCTTTACCAGCAACTTCCTTAGCAGATTCAACTTGCTGTTCCATTACAAACCTTCTCCTGGAGTGATGTACAACTTAGCATTGTTGTGCGGTGCAATAATCCGAACATAGACATTTTTGGTTGCGCTTACTTGTGGACCAGTAAACACCTTCTCAGCGTATGGCGCAATCGCAACAACATTCGATCCATTCTCATCAGGAATGGTTGCCGTGATGTTTGCAGTTTCTCCATAAGCAACAAAGACGGGATCGTTCTTGTCTGGATTAAACACAAAGAATTGATTGACTGGACTTACAGCGGTAATCGTCACTACATTGCCTTCGGTGTTTGCGGTAGCAGCCGTAGCCACTACGCAATTCCCCATTGGCTGAAAAGCAATATTGTTTGCCATTAGATGATGTCCTTTCCACCAGCGTTACCAGGTTTAGATGTTGGTGACTTACGCTGATCTGAGCTGCCAGAAAAGCATTGCATCGACATATAGCCCATTGGATTGGTGCGACTTGGCTTGCCACGCATCATGGCATCCGTAATCGTGGTAGAGCGCATTGGCTTACCGACCGAGCTACGGGGTTCGTTCTTTTCCTCGGAAAGTTCTTTAGTTAGATATTCTTTCATCAGGTTTTTCATTTGTTTCTCTCTTTCGTGTGTTGAGTAGAAGATAGCTGAAAAGGCAGAAAAACGCCATAGTTCCCAGTCTTTCCAGAGTTGGTTCGTACATTGTCCAGCAAGCCAGACTGAACGATAGTGCTAGCGCCAGAATCACCATCAAACGGTCTGAGATGACCTTTAATGCTAAACGAATAAGTGCTACTGCTTCCATGTGTATCCCCTGAGTGATTAAACAAGTTCATAGTTTAACCTTCCTCATCATCTGTTGCAATAAACCCACTACCCCATTCATCGTCAGAAATCTTTTGTTTCAGCTTTTCCACATTAATTGCACGATCTAAGACCTTGCACTTGTCAGTCAGACTAGCCATCGGATCAGCCATGACATCTGCCAATAGCTTTTCAATGGCGGTTTCAAGTTCTGGGTTTAAGCCCTTTTGTTTCTTAGCCATTTAATCTCCAGCAACCATGCCAGCAGCAGTTGTTAAACCATTTCGAATAATCCAACGAGCAGTTTGAGCTGAAGTTGTTGGATCTAAAGTCATTTCAACAATGCGAATTCTGTCTGAAATCTCTTTAGACCTAGCAGCAGTAATCAAGTTATTGTTTTCTAATGCTGGCTTAATCAAACGATTCCAATTGTCACCTACCGTACCTGGCGCAGCTCTAGATAAAGTAATATTAATGGCTTCATTAAAGGCTGTTCGAACTTCTCTGTCAGCCCGTATAAGCGGTGCAATTTGATTTAATTTTTCAGTTTGACCACCAAGTATCAGCTTTTCTATCTCCTTGACTGGATCACCAGTAAGCCCTAAAGACCGTAGTTTTCCAGCAGCGCCAGTCAATTCCTTGGCTTTTTGCTCACCTTCCTTGGTAAGCTGTTTAGCTGTCTTTTGACCTTCAACAATAGCTGCTTTGGATGCCTTATCTGCTTCTGCTCTTGCCTTATCAGCAGCAGCCTGAGAAGTGCCAGGCAATGCTTTTATCTCTGTTTTAAGCGCTTCTGATAACGCCTTAGTCTTTGGAACAACCGATTCTGAACGGGTAATAGCATCCAAATGATTCTTTACTCTGCTAGACAAACCAGGAAACAAGTTAATCCATTCCCCATTTTCATAAGCAAACTTCTCAACTTGTCTAGCGTTACTGTCACGCAAGGTTCTAGCAACATAATCGGATGCTGCTCTTTCTACCAGAGCTGGATCTTTTGTTAAATTAATTAAATCTCGCACCTTTTTTTCAGAAGAGAAAAACTCTCCAGGCAAGCCAGATGGATCATAGGTTAAGTATTCTGGATTGATTTGATCCGTTCTAATTAGCTTTTTGCCAGGCGGTATCTTGAGCGCATTTAATAAATCTTTGCCTTCAGAGTAGGTTTTTAGCAAAGTATCAAACTCTCCACCTACTCCACCCGCATACTCTACTTGAGCTTTACGGATCATTTTATATAAGTTAACAGCTTGTTCTTTCTGTAATCCCTTAAAACCCTCTACCTCTTTGCCACTAAATACTTCCCCTAGCTTTCTGCGGATATGATCCATTGCTTCAAATGAGCTTGGAACTTTACGGGCAATAGCTTCACCAGTTTGAGCATCAACACCTTCAAAAATAACCTGGTCATCAATCGATTTGCGGATATTCTCCAAGGTACTCTTTAGTTGGCTTTCAGTAACGGGTGCAAACTTTAACTCTTTACCAGGCTTACCACGGACTAATTGCTTATCAAGGAAGTCTTTAAGCTCACCAAACGCCTTTGAGGATTGGATACCAACGCCTTGTGCTTCCTTACTTCTTACTAAGTTATCTACATTAGTTTTGGCTGCTTGATAAGCGGTATTTAAGGCTTTTTGCTCATCATCGACTACTTGGATTACACGGCTTTGTAAAGTTGATCCAATGTTCGATAATGGAACATTAAGGTCACCAATCTGCCCTAGTGTTTGAGTTGCCTGTGTTGCAGCTCTTTCTCCAGCAGCCTTGGCACGACCTGAGATTCCTAGCTTGCGTTGAGCATCCATCACGGCATTATCAATAATGGATTTTGCTCTTACATCGCCTTCATCAACAATGCGCTTTGCTTCATCACGGCTAACAAACAATGCTTTTTCTGCCCTGGTTTTGTAGTCTGCTAGCACCCTATTAGCTTCATCCTGTGCTTTTGTAATGTTTCCAGTAATGTCTGCCTGAACCTTTTGATCGGCTGACTTTAAAGTATCAAATACTTGGCGGTACGCATCGGTATCTGTTTTAGACACCCGTAAACGATCTGATTGTAGGAATTGGTTTAAAGAAATTTTATTTCTAAAGTTAGCTAACTCTCTAGTTGCAGCTTCAACAAACTCACTTTCCCCGCCAACGGTCCTTTTTGCGGCTTCCCAAAGTGTTTTTACTCCAGTAGGAGCTTTCATAAGGGCTGTTGCTGTTGTAAATGCGCCTGGTCCTAAGAATCCACCGACTGTTTCTGCAACATCTTTACGGGTTATCTGTGCGCCAGGAATATCGGCAACGACCTTTTCGCCACCAGGTACTATCTTTCCAGCTACTTCTGCACCGCCACCCGACACAACACCAGCAGCAGTACCACGCAATCTTGCACCTCTAGCTAGTTGACCGCCAGCAAGCAAAAATGGAGCAACGGCAGCACCGCCAGGAACGGCTGGAGCTACCATTCCAGCACCAGTAAGGATTTCTGGCATGGCATAACCAACGACACCACCAGCACCCATAGCGCCTAAAACATCTTTGCCCTTATCAAGCAATGTTTTTCTTGGTTTTGGCTGCTCAACCTTTACTTCCTCAACGACTGGCACTTCAGATTCCTGAAAACCTTTTCCTTTTGGAGTAGGCAAATCAGAAATATCTGTTTTTACTGGTTTTGGCAGATCGCTAATATCAACCATTATCTGTACCCTTGGCTAGCTAAATAATCCTTTGCATCTTGTTCGTTGCCATCAAAGTTTTCATCGGCATAGGCTTTTAATTTTGCACCAGTAGGCATTGGTTTTACTGTTGCCTGTGGAGCTTGAGCTGGAGCAGCTTCAGGAGCTTCTGGTAGATTAGCTTCTTGTGGTCTTAAATTAGGATATTGGCGTTCTAAACGCAATTGCTCCTTGGTCATTTCCGTTAAACTTTGATTAATAGCATTATTAATTGCTTCATAAGGTCTAAATCCAGACTGGTAAAGAGGAGCTAGAATCTTATTCTCAACCTTAGTCAAAGCCTTACCAGCAGTTTCAAATTCAGAACTTCTAAATAAAGCTAATGTTCTAATTAGTTTAATAGCTTCTGGATCATCCCTAAAGTTATATTCTGCAAGGCGATTATCAATACCAATTAAACCAGAAAGTTCATCCCACTTTCCTTCCGTTTGCAATCTTGTCAATATTGGCAACGCTTCTCGAAGCTGAGGAACTATTTTTTCTCTAAGGCTATGCGCTTGGATCATCTCTTTAGGAATCTTTCCACCAGTACCACCAGATGAACGCATTTCGGCAATCTTTAATTGATTTGCACGATTTAAGTTTTGGTTTGCTACATCAACGGCTTGTTTAAGGATTGAATTAGCTCTAGTAATGCCTTGTTTAGCATCAACAGCGCTAATAATGTCGCTGTTTAACTCTGCAAGAGCAGAATTCTTAATCTTTTGAGCTTCAGCCATGTTATACGGCATCATGGCGATAGCACGATCAAACTCCTTGCTGGCACGATCTAGCTTGCCTTGCATGATTTTGTATTGCTTATCAAACTCAATCTGATCCCGCCTAAACTCATCGGCACGACCTTTTTGGTATCCAGCCATCATGCCAGTCATGGACTTAATAGCACCTAAACCAGCCTGTTTACCACCAGTATTGCCAGCTAAAGATCCTAAAACACCAATTACGCTGGCTAAAGTTGCCATACCACCAAGAGTTTCCTTGCTAACGGTGAACTGGCTCATGGCTTGCTCTGCTTCAGCCATTACATCTTGCTCACGGGTTCTGGCTTCTTTAACTAAACGACCTTCTTCAGCTTTAAATGCAGCTTCAATCTCAGGTAAAGCCTTTTCTTTTTTAATCTTGGCTGCTGTTTCTCTTTCCTGTAATCGTCTTTCTTCGCCAGCCAAATCAACGGCTACGCCAATACCTTCTTCTGGAGATTTGATCCTTGATGCTTTTTGAAGCAATGGATCAACACCACCCATTTGAGTATTTAAGTCTGGATTAAACTTTCCAGGACCAAAGCCGATGTCCATTTCTGCCATTATCCTCTCCTAACTGGAGTTGTTACCTGATAAACGGGTTGCTGACCAAGAATGAACGGAGCAGCCATTGAAGCAAGTTGTGTGTAGAAGTTTTGATTTGCAGCGTTAATTGCTTGGTCTGCTTGCAAGCCAGTACGGATAGCACCTTGAATGTATTGATCTCCAATATTGCTAATCCGTAATCCAAGGTCAAATTGGTTTTGAACCAAACGCTGAGTTAAATCGGCTATTTGGTTTTGAGCTTGAGCAGCACCAACACCACCACGGGTTGCAACACCCTGTTGAAGTTGCGCTCTAGCAGCGTTCAATATCTGACGATTGACTGGGCTTAACTCACCCCGCTGCGCAGCGCTTTGTAGTTGTGCGCCAGTTTGCTGATATGGTCTGCCAAGGGCTGCCAATTCTTCCCTAGAAGCCTGAGCCTGTCCTTGAGCTTGGCGAGTTCTTGCTAAGTTAGCAGCAGTCAAACCACCCGTTAACAATGCGCCTAAGCCAAGGCGGGGTAAATCTCTTTCTGTAATGCCCAAGCGATCCATGACACTTCTAGATGGAGCTACCGCTTCTTGGAAACCAGGTTGTGTTCTTGCAAACTCGGCAGCAGTTGGTGTCCGACCACCGTAAAACCCGCCTTCTTGCGCTTCTACATCACCGCCAAATGCGGGTTGTTGTGCTGATATTTGGAAAATATCCTCTGCCATGCCTGGAGCTGGCTCAAACCCGCCACCACCCTCAAAACCTCTATAACTAACAGTTTCTTGTGGGGGTGTATAACCTTGATATGCACCGTAATCAATTTCTGGAGCTTGAATATCAGGGGGTGTATAACCTAATTCTTGGTAAGTAGGACCAAATTCTTCTTGGAATTCAGGTAATCCAGTAGCGGGATTCATTGTTCCAGAGCCACCACGCTTCTTTAAAAGAGCTGCTTCTTGAGGGGTAATGTGGGCTAAGACCGTATCCCTTCCTCTACCTTGGGATCGGATTAATTCTGCTAAGGCTGGTAAATCAGCACTCAGAGATTTCATTAAAAGTTTAGCCATTATTAACTCCCTGTTTCGTCTTTAACACGCAATGAAGCAATATTCCAAACTGGGCGACCAGTAGTTTGCTCTCCACCACCACCAATAACGGGAGATCCAGCTCTTAATGCTTGAGCTAATGCCGCTGATCCTGGAGCTGGTTGTCCTGTAGTGGTCGCATCACCGCCTGGAGCTGGTGTTGGAGCTTGGGCAGTTTGACCGCTTGCTTGTCTGCTTGTAGGGCTAGGAGCAAGGTTTTGGGCAGTTAACTGAGCTGCCTGTCTAGCACCAAAGCTAGCAATAGCAGATGCCAATTCTGGGCTTAATCCTGTGCTTGTACCCGCAACGCCTTCTTCTCCGTAGAATCCACCTTCTTGGGCTTCCACATCGCCAATGCTGGTATCGGTTAATCCTTCTCTCAAAGCGCCACCAACCCCGCCAGCTACACCGCCAATAACAGCGCCACGCCCAACATTTTGACCACGCAAAGATGCGCCTGTAGCACCAGAAGCAGCACCGCTAATTGCACCTCTGCCAACTGCTCCAGCACCAGCGGGTACATTGGCACTTACGCCACCACCAACAGCACCAGCAGCAGCGCCAATTGCGCCAGCTTTTAAAACATCATTAACATTACCGCCAGCAATCGCAGCGTTAACTGCGCTAGTAGCACCGCCAATCGCAGCAGCGCCTAGGGCAGAGGTCGCTGTAGCGCCTAAAGTAGCGCCCATAGAGTTAGCAATTGCAGCACCTACGGCTGGTCCAGCATAAACAGTAGCAACCACGGCAACGACTGTGGCAATGATGGGAACTACGCCACCACCACCGCCACCGCCCTGGGGTTTGATCTTACGGTCACCAATGTGCTGGAAAGCATGGGCTGGTAGGTCTGGAATATCTAATAAAGCGCAAGTTCTATCATTAAATCTGCCAGGCAATCTCGTCATATTCTCATCTCCACAACTACTGATTTATGTTCAAAACCAACACGCTTTAACAAACGCTCATTCTTTTCGTTCACCTGACCTTGAATACGGTCTGCACCATACGATTTTAATAAGTCTTTGAATTGGCTGACAAGTTCTTTATTAACAATCATCTTGCCACCAATTGAGCAAATAAATGCAACATACGCATTGGGGTAATTAATAAATGAAACGGCTGCTGCACCATGTACTTTGTTGTCCTCAGAAAATGCTGCAAACAATCTCCAAGTACCTGATACTAAAAGACTTTTCATTTGATTTAAGTCATACTCTGCATCGTACTCTGCAATACCATCAGCAAGATATTCCTCGACAGAACGCCATACTGCGTTTACTAGATCGTGATGGATGCAGTAAATGTGCATTACAGGCGACCTTCATCCATTAATTCTTGAACTATCATGCCAGCGGTAATGCCATTAGCTAGTAATTTATAGTTAATGCCCTCATTGCCAACATCCTCAGGAGCAATTAAGCCTTCCCGAATAGCAACTTCAACAGCCATTGGGTACATAGTAGGGTCGCTTAGGGCTGCTTCGGCTAGCTGACCAGCACGAATTAGCAACATTGGATCAATGTTTTGATCTTTAATAATTTGTAATAAATCTGTTTTTGCCTTCTCTACTTCAGGCGGTTGTTCAGGTTTACCTTTTCTTTTCACCAAATCCATGACTTCTACATCAATTTCTTTTGGTTGAAAATCCATTTTTTCTGGTGGGGGGGAGAGTGGTTTCGTAGCCATAATTTATAGTCCTAGTCCAGCAGCAATTTGTTGATGAATATAGAGGTGTGAAGCGATCCAATCGTAGAAATCTTCCTCATTATTGAAGTCCACATCGAGTAAATTGAAGGGATTATTGAGGTTTAATAGGGTTGCAAAGGCTTGATGCTCTACCTGGTGAGCCAATAACCAGTCATCTAGGTTGTCAACGCTAGCATCGGTGATTGGATAGACTGGTACAGAGATGCCTTGGTCCATAAAGGTTTCTTGGAATAGCTTATGTTGTGTACCATTCTCAAATAAGAACGATCCTAGGGAATCAACATCCCCAAATTTAACGGTAGAGAGAGTTTCAAAGTCCATTAGTTCATCTTAAAAGCAATAGCCATTAAAGAAGCCACAATAAAGGCTGCCGAACCAATCAAAATCTGTTCAATTCGTTTTAATCTAGCGCAAATACTCTCATAGCGCAGTTCACAGACTGCTTCATGGGTATTGAGTTTTGCCCTT